TTGACCGGGGTGTTATGTGTCCCCTGGAGAATGTTATAAAGCTCATCCACCTTTTTGTTTGTGGATCTTGCTGCACTCTCGGCTGCATCCTCACCCGCCGCTGATTTAGCCAAGGTTTGTTTGATAAAGTTCTTGGTCGCCATTGGGTTTGGCCCCAGGCGTTCCATGAAGGCAATGTCCCTGGACATGTTGCTGATATGACCCATCATCACATCGAACGGGTTATCATTGCCAAATTTCTCCTGGTATTCCATCCAGCCATCCGCGTTCTTAAACACCAGGAAGCGATGGTCTGCGTTCCGATTAGCCAGGGATTTGCCGCCTGTTGGCCGACCGCCTGGTTTAATTTTGCTCATGCCATCGGTGCGGATTGTCTCGTAAACATCCTTTAGAACAAGCTCGAGCTTTTCTGGGGAGAAGTGTAGCCCGGTTTCCATGTCCTTCATTTTGTCCAGGTCAAGACGCGCTGAGATAAAGTCGCGCCATTCCTCGAAGCTTGCCTCACGCACCTTCACTGTGCTGTGTTGCTGTGGAAGCCCCCAATCGGTACGCTTTGGGATTGCGCCCCCGGCGGCATTGAAACGCTTGCGCAGATACTCGGACGCTTCTTTCCAGGCTAATGATAGCTCCCTGGCAGATGCATCCCCGGTGCTTTCGCCAAACACCTCTTTAATCATGTTGTTTAGCTGGGCTTTGTTTCTTACCCGGCCAACTAGATCCCGGCGGAATGTTGCTAGGAACTTGTCCATCTTACGGGTTGCGCTGCGCTCGATGGTTGCCTGGAGCTGCACAATGCTTGTGTGCTTAGATGTTGCATCTTGCTCAAAGAATGCCAGGGCCGCCTTGTTCATGTCCTGTTGCCCGGTGATCGTGCGATAGTTCTGCATGTCCAGGGTGATCTTTTTCCAGGTCTGAGCTTGCAACATTGCCTGGCGTTTGCGCTCGATTGACTTCTTGCGCACCGCTGCCGCTGCATCGATCCCTGCTTTTGTCTCCGCCGGGCCTGGACCTAGCTGTTTATTGTACTGATCCACCAGATCATCGAACAAGTTTGCGTATTCATCCGCTTGTTCCTGGGAGATCTCGCCAGCCGCTACGCCATCCTCGACACATTTCTTGAACGTACTCATAGACCACATACCCCCAGGCGATTGATTAGTGCATCCTCTGCATCAATATCTGACTTGATATCACGCAATGTTTTTGTGACAGCCTCATTTTCCAAGGTTTTCTCATTAAACCTAGTGCCTAAAGGTATTTCCAGATCTAACTCTGCGTCTGTGATTTCGAGGTCAAGTTCGTCAAGATCGCTTTCAGCGCGTCTGACGGCTCCCTCTCCTGTTCTGCCACCTTCAGGAAGATCGAACCTGGATCCCGCGAGGGGGTTGTCTCCTGAGAGGTCTGTGATTTCTTTGGGGTCTGTAAACCCCCCGTTGTTGTTGATTTCGGCATAACCATCGGCTGCACCCTCCTTTTTAAGTGTGCGATATGTTGCTGTCGGATTGGCTCCAACTGCATCAAGATATGAAGGTGGAATAACGCGCCCAGTTTTAACGAAACGCATAATCATACGCTGATATGCATTTTCTGGGGTAACATACATATTTACCAGGCGAACCTTGTACCCCTGCTCTTTATATAGTGATATCGCTTTGCGAATACTAGAGGCAGTATGCCCAACTTTAGGCAAAACAATATTTGTTCCCCGGGCGATCATTAATTGCTGCAATGCCTGGGCAAGCTCAGAACTTTCCTCATGCACCGCCGATGCGCCTACGCCACCATCATACTCTGGCAATGCCTTCTTGATCTCATCGCTATCTAAGATTGCTGATTTGTTTGCAACTGCCAGTTCATTTGCAATCATGCTTTTACCCGCCGCTGGAGGCCCAAGAACAATAGTAAGCTCTTTATTGCGGTTTACTGCCTCCGGATCTAACTTCAATTCTTTGAATGCCAGAGCTTCTGCATCTTGCTCGAAACGCAACAATGCTGCCTCTGTGCCTACAACATCCTCACCATCGACACGATAAACGCGGCTTGCGTGCCAATCTGCCGACCCATATCCAGAAACATCAATAGTCTCTGGGCGTGATGCCATATCGTCGAGAGCTTTGACAACCGCTGGATGGTTGTCAATCTGATCCCTGGTTGGCTGAGATTCAAGTAAACGCTTTAGTTCAGCTATAGATCCGGCCTCTGGCTCTGCATCCATTTCGCGGAACATATCCGTTGCCATCTGATCGGTCTGGGCTTCTACCGCTGGACCTGTTGGCTCATCGAACCCCTCTAGGGTTGGCTCGTCCTCGACCGCGACTGCGCGGCTTTGCGGCGCAACATCGACAGCGCGTCCAACATCGCCAGTTGCCGCCCTATCAAAATCGCCTCGTTCAACTCCTCGTCTGACAGCTTCGGCGAAGTTTCGGGCTGCGGCTGCATATCCCTGGTCCTTTGCTTCTCTGGCTGCGGCTGAGAGATCGTCGCTAAGGGTTCCTTTGCGGTTTGCAAGGGCTTGGAGTAACGTGATCGCTTGGCCATCTTGGTCGGCCCTCCTTTGGTTTTGATCCTTGGCAAGCTTGTTTCCCTCTGCCTCGATACGCTCTGCGTTTCTGCTTAGGTTTTCAAACGATGCCTTGTCTGCGCGTAATAACTTTACTGTGCGATCCAGCACTTTCGCGCGTTCAGTGTATAGGCTTGTAGCTACATCCTCATCACCAAACAACGATACCTGGGTTTCTTTCACCATGTCAGTCTCGCGCACCTGGCGAACAATCGCCTCTGCCTGGAAGGCGTTTGATGGATCTGACTTCGATAATACCTTAATTGCGGCTTGCTGTAGCTCGGGATCATCGATCAAACGACCAACGATTGCGCCATAGTTTGCCGGGATAACCTGGTTTACGATTGCACCGAATGCATCATCGGTAAGATTTACCAGGTCTTTTGCCTGGCGCACCAAGACAGATTGCGGAGGAAGCTCTGAGATCCGCCCAGGCTCTACACGCAAAACCTTGGCCGCATCGATTACTGTACCTGTACCCTGGGCAATGTTGGCCACCGCTGCAATGACACGGGCCTTCTCTGCGCTTATATCGTCGGTCTCACGAAGCTTATACCCGATCAGGCTAATATCCTGGTCTGGCTTTTGATCCATGATTCTACGGGCTAATCCGGCCCTCTGGTGGCCATCTGCAATGAATACTTTGCCCTGAGCATCTTCCCAGAAGATAACTGTCCCCGCTTTTACGGGATCCCACTCTGTGACGCCTTGCAGCCGCTCGGTCACGCCATACTCGTCACCGCCTTCTTTGAACTGGAACCGCTTGGCATCGATGGTCACATCCCGCGCTGGGATCTTAAACATCACACCGTCCAGGTTATCTGCCGCCGCCTGGATCATTTCCGGTGTTGGCTCGATTGTCGGCTCATCAGTCATGGCCGGGGCTTTGTTGTTCTCGATTGCCGCTTCTGCCGTTTCCGCCCGGCGATTGTGTTCTGCCTGGGCTGGGGGCTGATTGGCATCTTTGAACGGGTTGTCTGCCTCTAGCTCCTCTGCCGCTTCTGCCGCATCCGCCAATGCCTGGCTATTCTTATTTGCCTTGCCAGACTTGAATACTGCATTGTATCCGCCCTTTGCGGCATCCAGGGAAACCTTGAGACCTACGCCAAACCCGGCGCTTGCGACCGCGTTGATCCCTACGTTTTTAAGAAAGTCCTGGTATCCATAATCTAAACCTTGCTCTTGATACCACTGAGATACCCCTGCCTCCGCCATAGCGCCCGTTCCAGCGCCGATAACGGCCTCTGTCATAGCTAACCGCCATAGCGTTTTAGACTGCTTTAGAACCGCCGCATATGCGAACGCATTGACCGGATCTTCTACAACACCAGCCACACCACCCAAGAAACTCCCGGCTGTTCCACTAAATCCAGATGATCGAGATCCTATCTCCTGGGCAAACTCTCGAGCTGCCTTCGCCCGGTCCAGGGCAGTTTGCTCCAGGGTATCGAGCGTGATCCCACGCAAATGCTCTGGTAGGCTTTCCTGGTTTTTGTCCATGAACTCCAGGATATTCTTTGCTGCAAAGTTGTATCGATCCATTGGACCATTGCCGGAATTGTAAACGCCCAGGCCAATGTTTAGGAAATCGCCAGGATCTTCGAAGTCGCGTCCCAGGAAGCCCTGGTTAGGAAACGCCTCATTTAGATCCTCAACAATCGGACCCCATAAATCTTTTAAGATTGCATCTTTACTTTGAGATTGATCGTTTAGCCGTAGGTTCTCCCTGGATGCAAAGAAGTTCTCGGCAAACCCGGTAACTGGCTTGGAGATCCCTGGCGTAGTCCCCAGGTCATAGGCATCAGCTCGATCAAACTCAATCATTGACTAGCCTTCCAATCTTTGAACGGCTTTCTAAATCCGCCAAACACCGCATCCATATACTCAATATATTCCTCATCACTTACGCTATCGGGAACGCTTTTGAGTAATGGCAATGCTATTTGCCCTTGGCTTGGGGGTAGCCCTGCTTCTTCAATTTGCTTACGAATACTTTGTTCTGAAAGTCTGCCGCGTTTTCTGAAAGTCTGACCAGGTTCTACTGTTCTCATTTGCTCTGTTGGTACACTTGGTGCAATGGCTTCCTCCGCACCTCTGAACATACCAGTGGGCGGCTCATCTTCAAGTATTTCTACAAACTCATCACCACGCTTTTGGGCAGTAATAGTTTCTCCCGTTCTGGGCTGTCTTGGCGTTTCTATAACGCCAGGAACCGGAACCATTGCATCGATCAAATCTTGGCCTTTGAATATGATTGGATCACCGTCTGTATCCATCACAACCGCATCGCCTAGCTTGCCATACTCGATCACATACTTATCGCCACCAATGTTGCGCATATTATAGTTGTCGTTTTCGTTAATCGCCATTGCCAGACCGCTATCAAGCTTTTGCCCTAAGACAGTCTCAATCACTTGTGGCGTGATGTTTTCTAAGATACGCTCATATGATCCGGCTTGTTGCTTTGGATGAATAAATGTTGGGATGCCTCGAACCTCTTGGATACCGCCGTACACCTCACCATTAATAACACGCTGCCCTGTCGCCATCTGCAAAGCTTGTTCGTATAGTTCGCCATTGAATGTATCGATGCCCTGGTTTGCCGCTAGTTCTGCATAGATCGCCTTGGCTACACCCTTGATTGCCTGGGCTTGCTTGGGTGTTGTGATCGCCCGGCCAAACGTGTCCTGAAATACTGGAACAGTGTTTGTATCTGTAAACTCGACAGGCTTTTCTCCGGCCTTCAATCGATCCATCCCGGCAACCGCCAGGGCAGCCGCCTCTGTCGCGCCTTCATTCACCAATGCGCCAACCATAGCCATGTTTGGATTGTAGTCTGCCAGGTCAGTCAGAACTTGACCCGCTGCCTGGTTAAACTCGGAAAGCGTACCCAGTATCTCTAGTTTTGCATTGCTTTCGGCTCGATCTAGCATCGCCCCAAGTTGTCGCGCTTCATCAGCAAATAACAGTTTTTGATTAGGCAACTGATAATAGTTCTGCACTCGCAATGCAGCCGCCGCACGTTCTTCGAGCGCACCTTCATCGATTGTTAAGTTGCCACTATCGTCTAAGGCAACGATTGACCGCCTAGCATCAATGAACCCAACACGTTCAGCATAACCCATAGGATCTTGGGCAAGCTGTGTGCGCATGTTGGTCAGAAACTTAGAAGCTTGCTCGTATCTCTTGACTTCGATTGCCGTATCCATAACGCCATCAGCGCCATCTTGCAGATCAACAACCATTGCCTCGACTTCGCTAAGTGATGCACCGCGTAGCTGAGAAAAGAATAGTTCGCTCTCTTGTAGCTGATTGGACGCGCCCAGGGCTGCACCGCCATCGAACTCGGCAACATCATTCGCCTTGTCCCGCAAGCTTGCCATAACATCCTGGCTAACACGGCCACCGCTTTCCAGTATATCCTCGAGATCATCCACCTTATTCACGACGAAATCTGATTGAGACTTCATCGCTGAGAGATTGCGATTGTACTCGGGACGCAGCAATCCATTTACAAAGCGGATGCTTTTTTCATAGTCCATGCCCGGCAAAGTTGTTTCGCCTTCCAGGACTGACTCCATTAAATCACGCTGTTCTGCGATTGGCTTTTGATAGAAATCAAATAGGAAGTTTTCTTTGTAAGCTTTTTCTTTGATATCGTCTGACCAGGCTTGAACCAATTCCGGTTTTACACCTAGATCGATCAGCGTTTGCTCACCCTTTGCGATATCATCATCAATCGCTTGCGTAGTGTAACCAGGGACAACGGCATTCCCCAGGATAAACTCGGCCTCATTTGCCGCGACATTGTTCTGTTTAATCTTTTGTTGTTTGGCGATCTCGCCTGTCCACCACTTGGAATAACGCAGCTCGGCTTTGCCTGTTGCCTCTTGTAGCTGTGTGCGTAGCAACCCGGCAGATACCGGGTCGATGTTGGATAGTGCCGCCGGGAAACCATCTGAGACATCTTTAAGCTTTGCCTGGATAGCGCTGTACGATTGCTTTTTTGCTTGGCCCTGGTCCAGGATCTTTGTGATCTCTAGCTCGGCCTCTGTGCGGATCTCCGCCACCGCAACACGGTTTGCGGCCTCATATGCTGTACGTTCTTGTAGACCTCGAGGACCGCCCTGGGCTTGTAGCTCCTCCAGGATTGGCTGCGCTCCTTCTGCACGAACGCGCTCTAGCCCGGTCTGAACCGCCTCCCGCTCGGCGCTTTTATAAAGAAAACCAGACATCTGATCGAATGCCTTACTAATTGCCTGGCTTGTCTGAGCTTGGCCACGAAACCCGGCATAATCGATGCTTTGAGGCTGCCGCGCTCTAACGCCTAATCTTTGATATCGTGGTATTCTGCCCATCTTTTACAACCTTATAACTGCCCAAACATAAACAATCCGCTTGAGATCGTGCTGAGTGCGTTTATACGCCCGGTATCTCTAGCAGAACGTCCAGCCATTCTGTATTGGTGTGCTTGGGATGCTGCATGACCCTCTGCCATAACTGCGTTATCCTGGGCCTGGTGATATTCTCTTGCCGCCTCGGCCTGGCCAAATATAGCTGTTGTTGCGGCAGATCCAGATGTTGCATCAACATTCCCAGCGCTAGATCGAGCAATGATTGCCGCCAGGTTTTCATTTAGATTTCTTAAAACATCCGCACCCTGTTGCTTGTATGCTATCGCTTCTGATCGACCTTTCATCAATGCATCCGCTGCCTGGGCATCATATGCAGCTTGTTGCTGCCGACCAGCTTGGGCTTGGCCTACGGCACTTATTGCTGTAGTTGCTGCGAATATTGCCTGTATTGGTGTAATCGCTGCCATGTCTTAATTCCCCACACTAAGTTTGTATTCCAAGCCCAAGACCGTCATGGGAAGCGGAACATTTTGTGTTATCGTAATCTGTCCAGTTTTCGTATAGCCAAGCATACCATGCGTAGTTTTTACGCCCGTAAATGCCTCGATTGCTGAATCCAAGACGCCTTCACCGAAGTTTCTGAATGAAACTTGCTTGCTGTTGATAACAAGATCCTTTGTTTCATTAACAAGCGCATCGACTTGGACAATTCGTTTTTGAACGCCTTGGACGGTTCCAGTATTCAATCTAGGCTCAACGGGCATTGTTTTTGCCCGAACAGTGTAATCCAATCCTAGTGCATATGATGATGTTGCATCTGTGGGCAAATCCATGCGGCCAGTGTGATCCGCAACCGTATCATCGCCAATAATCCCATCGCGGATATATTTAACAGCTCGATCACGCAAGCCGGACTCAGTAACCGTTCCAGATGTTGATGTTCCTGTTACGGCACGATCTAAGGTTATGTCTGGATTAAACTTTTGAATATGGTATTCGTATTTGATATAATCGCTTACCCAAGTTTCTCCCGCCTCATACGCTACCCAGAAAGCTTTTTGAAACTCAAGTATCCGATTATAAACGTAATCAAGATCATATGCGCCACCAGCGTAAAGAACGACGCTAAAAATAGAAGATATAATTTCTATTGATGCAATATCTCCTGATCCATCAAAAGTTACGATCAATGATCCAGAGCCATATGAATCCCAAAATGCGGAATCCAGCGTACCGACAACTTGGTTCTGGCCTAGATCCGCCCGTGGAAAGCTTCCAGCGCCAGTATCAACTTGCTCAAGCAACCAGGCGTATACCCCTCCATCGTCTGCATCTTTGACGCCATTAGCGATGTCATTGATTGCTTTAGCTAACCCATCAGTTAAATTCCAATCAATGATCGGTGCTTTGACAGCGGCATAGACTTCTGTGTTTTCTACTGCTACTGCAATGAAGTCCCCATCTGTTGTGAACTTGCTGGGAGATATTACGTTCTGTCCTACCAGGATCGAATAGCAAGTCATAGATCCATCATCGCCATTAACGACAAAGATCTTATCTGCTTCGTCTGTTGATGTTGACCTCCGGGCCGCAAGATCTACAGGATTTTTTATTAAGTGAGATGATAGAACAGATATTTGTTGGATCTGATACGCTCTTGTATTTGATCCAAACTGGAACGCATTTAAAGATTTACCCTGGCGTTGAACAAAGATTGAAGCCCCATTTAAATCCTCAACGGGGACACCTGGCTTTGATCCTTGGCGCGTTTGTGGCCGTACAAGAAAGTTAGAAGGCGTTACCGGACTATCCTCTGACTGAATAACCACAAATTCCCCGCCAGTAGTAAAGATCCGCAAGTCAGCAGATGCAACGATGTTTACGATGCTGTTGAGCTGATTGGTGTTGATCGTGGCTTCTACGCCCTCATCATCCAAGCCAGTACCGGGATCGAAGTTAAAGTAATCTATAACCCGAGATCCCCAGACAGTATTGGGCCGGGACTTAGATCCGCCGAAGTACAAGCGGCCCTCATGGAATGTTGCTGATCGAGGCCACCCCCTGGTGGTTGACCAGACATCCTCATACCCGTGTTCGCTTTCCCATTCCCCGGCAACAACGGCATTGCTATCAAAGAAAGGCACCTCGACAACAGCTTTCATTACTGTGGAGCTAGTAAACTCAACGTATCTTGCGCGGCCAAAGGTGCTTGTGACTTGGGCATATTCTCCCACCGCGCTCTCCGCAAAGGCTTCTACCTTATATCCGGTTGTATTGTCTGGCGCTGTATCCCAGGCTGGATAGACCGTTAGTACCTTGGTTGACGCAACATAGTCCTCAACATGGCGCGTTTGGCCCGATCCAGTACCGGATGTTAAGGTAATGAACATTCCATTAGGATCATCATCAGATGTGTAGCTTGTTGCAGCTTTGAGCGTAATGGTATCAGCTCCGCCAGCTTGGGCAGTGCCAGTGTCAGTTGTTACGGCAGATGCAGTAATCGTGATGTTGCCATCAACAGCGCTAGGCGTGATTGTGAAGTTTGGCTGGTGAGTATCAAACGCATAAGCGTACTTTGGCAAATTGGTCAGCGGTAAATTTTCCAGGGTCCAGCTTGTATCGCTGTTGCGCACCAAGCGTTTTGTTTGCAGATCCTCATGGCAAAGAATAAGCGTATCAACAGCCTGGGTATATTCTAGCTCATCGAGCATTGCCGCAGTAATATCTGAGGCAGTAATGTAATCGTTCCCAGATCCGTTTATGTTTGTCTGTAGTGTTCCGCCCTTAAACACATAGATACGGCCATCTACAAAGACCAAAAGATAGCTATCATTAACGCTAAACTCAAACGGGATAAGCTTCACCTCTGTAAAGGTTTCTCCCAGGTTATAGATAAATTCTAGGCCATCCCTGCGCTTTAGGCCGCCTTGAGGCTGCACGATGACGTTCAGCGCTTCCTCGAGAGCGTTCTGATACTGCTCGAGATCTGTACGCGCTCTAAGTAGTGGGTCCAGTTCACCAACCGAAAAGTTTGTTTGAAACTGTGTAACGCGCATTTAGCTTCTCACTTCAACTAGCGAATAATCCTCAACAATCTGTGTTGCCTGGCCACGGCCATCGATGTTCATTGCTTTACGCATTTCACCGCCGCGTCCATTTTCACCAGGGTTTCCGTATGCTTTTGCATAGAAGTATTCTGCCTTAGACCCCTGATCTGTTATGACAATGGCCAATTCAGATGCCAGAGCAAACTTTAATAGCTGCACAAAGTAAGGCGGCATTTTGCTTTCTGTTACCGTTTGCTGATAATCAATATAAACGGTTTCCATGTTGGTATAGAGCTGATCGCCATATATCTCCCAGCCATAGCGCCGGGGGCGTTCAGTAGTCCCGCTTGTTTCAAAGACAGCTAGAACACCGGAAAGCATGTCTCCGGGAAGCTGATAGGCATACTGCCATTCATTTGTTGGGGCAGTGGATAATCTGGATATCTGCGACTTAGTGATTGACCAAGACCAAATATATGAGCTTAGTATTGAATCTCTGATATCTGGGTAAAGTCGGCTACACACCAGTGCGGCGTCAGTGCCTTCCGTAAAAGACGAAATAGGGGAAGCGCCCAAGAGGACTAAAGCATCCGAACAAATTGAAACGTCAGTATCACCAGTTGCCATTGTAATCCTCCAGGTAAGTGTGAGGGGCCAGTTGCCCAGCCCCTCGGAGTATTAGTCACCGTCTGTCGCGGCTAGTGTGGTTCCGTCTGCTACGTCAACAACACCGCCTGTGTTCGAAAGAACCTGTGTCAGTGTGCTTACGCGAGTGCCACCAGTAGATGAAACAATGTAAAGTAAATCACCAACTGCCAGAGTAT